TTCTAAAGGTTTTGCTATAGAATTATTTAGCGGCGGGAGTAGTGATGCTCGCGGGATTAAAAAAGTACCACGAATTGTTATCAATTGTGGTAACTTCTTACCAGGGGCTTTGGGGGGAGATCCACGCCGTTTTTTCCAAGATCAGGGTACTCATTATAGTGCCCTGGTAACTCCCCCTCAAACAGTTGATTTTTATCTTAATTTCCATCTTGTATCAAATACTATTGAACAAGCCAGAGTACTTAATGATATGATTGCTTTGGCTATACCTCGTAGAGCATATTTGCCTTGGTATAGTGATGCTACAAAAACATTTTTTATAAGGTATTTGAATTATCATAATCTTGAAGATGAAGATCAGGGGATTATTGAACACGTTTATGCTTATGAAATCCCAGATGCTTGGGATAGGAATGATGTAGAAGTAAATGAAATTATAGCTAAGATATCAGAGATAACATTAAATACTAATGTTCAAAAATATATGGACAGAACTTGGGGGTATGATTCAGACCCTTTAGTTGTCTCTACACCGTAGTAACAAGTACAATACTGCTATATTAATACATATAAGTAAAGATATAAAAACATAAAATTTTATAGTTATGCCAAACGCAGCTACCGTTCAATTCAATGTAAAGAATTTTACACCGGGAGTTTCAACACCTGCACCGGGTATTTTTTATGTAATAGGAGATACTAAAAGGGGTCCTGTAGAACAACCCGATTTAGGGAAATCTCTGATAAACAGTTGGCCTCAGTTTGAAAGACTTTTTGGTGGGCTAATAGATACTTCAGATTTTCCTTATCTTTGTAAAAGAGCACTTGCTAGAGGAGCAAGATTAAGAGTGTGTAGAATTGATTCTGCTGCTACTCCCGCTGTAAAGGCTACTGTTGTTAATATTCAAAACACTACTACTCCTGCTACCCTTTTTACTGCTATACCTAAATACAAGGGAGCTAATTATAATAATATTACAATAACTACTGTAACACCTTCAAACGGAGATACCGCTAATTATTTCAATATGACTGTGGTTCATGCTTTAGAATCTGATTTAAATGAGACTTATGAAAACATTGGTAAGTTCATTGTAGGTACAGGCGGAGAAGCTGGAAATCAAACTTGTTTGGATGAAGTTATTGCAATGTCTCAATTGATTGATTTTGGTTATGTTGATCTTAGTGCAGAATTAGATGAAGCAGTACCAGAACTTAAATCTTGGGGGGCTTTTACAGGGGGAGTAGATCCTGCTGGAATAGTTGCTGCTGATTATACAGCTGCTGTGGTCACATTTGATAATGTGGATGATGGTTTAATTTTGGCTTGCCCAGAAATGGACGATGATACTATGAATGCTGCTGGTATAACTTATGCTGCTGCTAGAAAAGATTTAAATTTCTTTGCTCATTTACCTAATTCTATTATAACGGCTGCTGACCTCGTAACTGAAAGAACTACTGTTGCAAGTAATTCTAAGTATGGGGCATTCTTCTGTGGTGGTATTAAGGTAAGAGAAGAAAGAACACTCCAGGAAAAGGTTATGTCTGAAATGGGGGATGTACTGGGTATCGCTGGATATATACATAATACTTTTGGACAATGGTATTCATTGGCAGGTCAAACTAAGGGGATGGTTCAAGATGCTATTGGGGTTGTAAATAATTTTGGAACACCTGGGGGTTTTGCTGATCTTAATACTCTAGCCAATGCTCAAATTAATGCTATGGTTCAGAAAAATGGGATAGTTCAACTGTCTGGTAATTTTTCAGCTCAGTATGATAATAATTCAGAGAAGTTTTTAAATATTGTAATGTTGGTTCTCTGGATGAAAAAAACTATTAAACCTATTCTGGAAAGTTATCTTGAAGAACCCAATGACCCAATCACATTCCAGAAAATTTATTATCATTTAAAACCTTTCTTAGATAAGTTGGCTTCACCTGCTTATCGTGCTCTATATAAGTATGAGTATTATGGTGATCAATTTGCAAATACAATTGATGATCTTCAGGTTAATAATCCAACTGATGTACAGAATGGTAAGTATAAAATTAATCTGAAAATATGGCCTATTCCTTCTTTGCAGGAATTGGTATTTAACCTTATGCTCGTACAGGGTGAGGGAGTATTTATTGAGTAATTAACATTTTAAATTAAGAAATATGGCTAAGTTCGCAAATCCAAGGAAGAAATTTAATTTTTCCATTCAAATTAGTCCTGACCCCATTAACCCTTTTTTGTTTCAGAAGGTAACTCCTCCTGATGGTACTATTGAAAAGGTGTCTCATGGGGATACAAACCATGATATTAAGACTGCAGGTAGAGTAGAGTATGGTAATCTTATCTGTGAAAAACTTTTATCTTCTAGTGCCGGAGATAATTATATGTGGTCATGGTTTGACACTTGTCAAAGTTCTGTTATCGGGGGAGGAGCTGTTCCAGATATTTATAAGAAAATAATTACGGTTGTTGAATTGGCCGAGGATGGTGCTACTGTTCTTAATACCTGGGTATGTGAAGGATGTTGGCCCTGTTCAATTCCCGGTTCAGAACTTGATCGTAATGCTTCTGACAATACAATTGAGAATGTTGAATTTTCAATAGACAAATGCATTAAACTTTAATTTTTCTCGGTTTTAGTCCATAGCTCCAGAAAGGGGATTCTGATATTCAGGTCCCTTTTTTGTAGAATGGCTAGTTAAGGGGAATACTATTATATTAAAAATAAGAGAGAAGTTATGAAAGCTAAAATGGATGATTTGAAAAAGACTTATGGGGCTGTACAAGAGTTGGTAACACCTTCAGGTTTTAAAGTAATTATCAGAGAGCAAACTGGAGAAGATGATGATATTCTATCCAGAGCTGGGGATACTTCTGATGGGACTTCTGCAAATAAATTTATCCAGGCTATTGTTGTTGATAGTGGTATTAATGATAAGGGTAGATTGAGTTTGGATGAAGTGAGGGATTTAAAACTCTGTGATAAGTATTTTATTATGATAGCTAGTAGGATTTTTTCTATTAGCCAGATTCTTAAGTTTTCATATACTTGGGGTGAAGGGTTAGAACCTGTAGAATACGAAGAAGATTTGGGTCAATATATTTGGGATTATGGTAATGAAGAAAAACCTTTTCCTAAGCTCAGTGATCCTGAGTATTTTAAGTATCGTATAGAACCTCACCCCGCCGGTAAAGAATCTATTAGGGAATTTACTACAAAAAGTGGTAAGAAAATAAGGTATAATTTTATGAATGGTCACGGTGAATCTTACCTTATGAAAATACCTATGGATAAACAAAGTGTAAATCAAGAATTACTTTCTCGGGATATTCATCTTTGGATGGGAGATAAGTGGGTTAAGGTTTATAATTTTAAACCATTTTCTTCTATAGATATGATGGAGATAAGAATGGATGTAGATAAGAATGATCCCCTTTTAGAGTTTTCTACAGACCTTACTAACCCAGCAACTGGTGAAAAGATTAGTTATCCATTATTGGCTTCGAATGATTTTTTTTATCCACGAGAGATATAGAAGCTGAGTATTTCTTTGTCTCTCAACATAAAATCCATATTTCATTTACTGAATACATTAAACTTTCCGCAAGACGAAGGAGGCGATTCGTAGAACTCTCAGAAGAATATGACGAGGAATATGAGAGATTATCCAAAACATAAATTATGGTATGAGTGAAATTATTACTACAAAAGTTTGTACGCGTTGTGGTAAGGAGAAGGCCTTATCTGACTACAGAACTATAAGTAGTCATGGTAAAAGGAAAATACAAAGGTGGTGTAGAGAATGTGATTAATTTCAACGTCGAGCTTAGAAACTAAAACGTAGATATGATATAACAATTGAAGAATATGAAAGGTTATTTATATTACAAAATGGTAAATGTGCTATTTGTGGAAAGGGTAAAAAATTATTAGTAGGTCATGATCATGAGACTGATAAGATAAGGGGTTTATTATGTCATAGTTGTAATGTAGCTATAGGGTTTTTAAAAGAAAATAAGATGATAATGTCTAATACCATTAAATATATAGGGTTATGGTAGGTGGGAGTACACTCGGCATTGGCATAACTATGTTCCTCCGCGATCAATTTAGCGGGCCTGCTAGTCGTATTCGTTCTTCCGCAGCAGCTACCCAAGAACAGCTTATGAAAATGCAAGAAGACCAACTCAGGTCTTCTCGTAATATGTATGCGGGTTTGGCTATGGCTGGGGGGATGGCTGTTAGAGGTATGAGTAAAGTTATTGGGACTGCAGCCAAGTTTGGATTTGAGATGAGGTTTGTAAAAGAGATCTCAAAATCTAGTTTTGAAGAACAAGATAAATTATCTCGTCAAGCCATGGAGTTGGGGCAGAGGACTATTTTCTTTGCCAAGGATGTAGCAGAGGGGATGAGGTTTATGGCTATGGCCGGAATGGGTTATAAGGAGGTTACTGGTAATATAGGGGCAGCTGTTAACCTTGCAGCTGCAGCTAACCTTTCAATTGCGGGTCGTGGTGGAGCAGCTGATATCATGACGAATATCATGAAGATTTTTACAATCAGGGCTAAAGATTCTACTTATGTTGCAGATATTTTAGCAGAGGCTGCTACTAGTGCAAACTTAAATGTATTTGAATTAGGAGAGGCTTTAAAATATGCTGGAAATACAGCTGTAACATTAAAAGTACCATTACAAGAAGCAGCTGCAATGGCTATGACATTGGCTAATGCTGGTATGCAGGGATCAATGGCGGGAGTTGCAATGGAAAATTCTATGAGGTATTTGGTACAATCTATTGGGACTTTTGCCTCGGGTACTCAGAAACAGGCATTATCTATGTTGGGGTTATCTGCAGAAGATTTTCGAGATGCTGATGGGAATTTTAAGAGTATGGTTCATAATATAGGTTTGATTAAGAAGGCTGCTGAGAGGATGGGTACTGTTGAGCAATATAATATAGCTAAAGTTTTATTTGGGGTTAGAGGAGCAAGGGCTGGATTATTGATAATGAGGAATTATGAAGAGTTTTTAGGACATTTTGAAAAATTTGAGAAGGCTAGAGGTAGATCTGCTGAGATATCAATGGGTATGATGGATACTCTTGAAGGTAATATTTTAAGAGTAAAAGCAACCCTTAGTCACTTAGGTATATTTTTTACACAATCATTAGAACCTGTACTTAGGCCTTTCCTTAAAATGCTTGAAGGTATATTCAAAGCTTTACAGTGGTTATTTAAAATACCAGTATTAGGTAATTTTATAGGTGTAGGTATAGCTGCATTTATAACTCTTAAAACTTTAGGTTTTGCTTATCGGGCTATTGTAGCTGGTATAAGACTTGTTACATTACAGTCTGCTCGAGCTGCTATGGTTATGGGGGGACAAACTGCAGCTGCTTATCATTCAATGACTGGGGCTGCTATGAGGTACCAGGCAGTTGCTGGTATGTCTCGTTTTGGTATTGGTATTCCGGGGATGCAGACAGGAGCTTATGGCTTTAAACAAAGTTTATATGGTGGTGCTGGGGGTTATTATGTGTATGGGG